TCTTGCAGCAGATGAATGGGATACTGCTATCCTCTTACCAACAGAAGACTTTGTGAAAGATATTAATGGATCTGCTTTTCCTGTTAAAAAAGAAGATGTTTGGAAAGATACTCAAGAAAACTTCTACAATAAACTAAATGCTCGCAGAGTAATCAAAGGATACGGAACTAAACAAAGTAGGGAGATGGCAAAATAATATGTCGTTATATAAGTACGGAGACTATTACATCGGAAGGGATGGTAAAACTTACTATTACAATGGTACAAAATGGGAAGAATGGTTGCTAGGAGGATTGCCATTTGGAGGACAAGTAAGCATTCCTCCATCTGGAGCTCGGGCCATAGCGGTGCAAGCTTACGTGCCAGCTGCAGGTGCTACTAAGCAACAAACCGCTGCAGCAACAGCGTTAACAATAGGCCCAACAAGTGAGCCGGGGAAGCGACCGGCATTCAGATATCCTGATGATGTTAAAGAATTAGATAGTGATTATATATTTTTTGAATTTGGTAAATATAACCCACCATTTGCAGAAGAAGCTGGCACTGGTTTAAACCAATATAATAATTCAGCGGCAACTTTTAAAGTTCAAGGCATCTCAGTTATATTACCAATGCCACAAGATTTAGGATCTGAAATGCGTCATGACTGGGAAGGAAAATCATTCACACGAGTTGGGGCATCTGCCATTGCAGCTCTGGGAGCAGGAAATATTGGAAAAGTTGGTAATACTCTAAAAGATTTTGGTGGAAATATTGAAGCACTAAAAACTGCTTTGATTACCGTTGGTTTAAACAATGTTCCTGGTGTTGGTGGAAATATTAGTATGAATGACATTAGTGGATCTACAAAAGGAATTATACTGAATCCAAATGCAGAAGTTTTATATTCAAATCCCAATTTAAGAGAGATAGGATTTACTTTTAAAATGGTTCCACATACAGATAAAGAAGCGAAAACAATTTATAGCATTGTCCATAGATTTAGATCTGCTGCGTCTCCTAAATATGGACTACCGAATGGGGGAGATACGGTGAAGTTTGGTGACAAAGATTTTTCTGGATCGGATAATTTTATTCAAGTTCCAGAATTATGCAAATTTACTTTTATGAAAGGACAGAACCCACACCCATGGATAACTCAATATAAACCATGTGCTATTACAAGAGTACAAGTTAATTATACACCCGATGGAACTTATGCAACTTACGAAGACGGGGCTCCTATAGCAGTTGAATTACAAGTCGGTTTTATGGAAACAAAACTATTATACAGCGAAGATATAAAAAATAAGTTTGGGGGCGGAACGTTCTAATGTACTTTTCACTTATCCCAGACATCAAATACGATAAAAAACCGATTAGTTATCCATTTTCGGAATCTAATTTTATAACTGCAAAGAATTTTTTTCGTAGATATCAAATTGATTCAAATATGTTTGACTACGCAGTTTTCTATAAAAAATATTCTGTTCAAGATGGAGAAAAAATTGAAGACATTGCAAATGATTATTATGGAAATCCATTTTATGATTGGGTAATTATTCTTACAAATAATTTTATCAATCCACAATTTTCTTTTCCAGTAAACTCAGAAACTTTACGCTCAATTGTAGAAGAAAAATATGGAGAAACTGAAGCTTATTCAGGTATTCATCATTATGAAACTATCCAAACATTATCTGGATTCAAACAAGATGGTCAGGATGTTATTGCATTGGAAGGTGGATTAGTTGTAGATCAAAAGTTTTATACAAGTCAATTTAGTTATTGGAATGGATTAGATTATACAATTGTTCCTGGTAATACTGTATGTAATATAGTAACTAATTATGAGTATGAAGTACTTGAAAACGAAAAAAAACGAGAAATTTTTATTTTAAGAAACCGGTACCTTGGAAGATTTGTTGAAGAATTTAAAATCAATAATTTATATTCAGAATCATCAGACTTTGTTTCAAAGCGTTTAAAAAAAACTTTCGGTTGACTCAACTTTTTTAACAAAAAAATTGGCGGAAAAATTTTTTCCCCGCCAATGAAATCAGTTTTTAATTTTGGTTTCAGTCTTCTTCAGCAAGACGTGCGAAGTAACTGAGAGCATCATCGTCATCAACAACTGCCTCTTCCTTGACAAGAGTAGGAGCAACAGCAACACGAGAGCGGAATGAAGGCAGTTCCGGTGCCTCTGCTGCGGGTTCAAACTCTTCCTCATCCTCATCCACAACCTGACGAGCAGGACGTGAAGTAAGACCTAGCACGAGATTCAGGCGAGATTCAAGTTCCTCGTAGGTCTTGAAGTTGTCCTTGCCAGAGAATGCTTCCAGCGAGTATTCACTCTTCCAGACTTTCTCCAGCGCAGTATCATCTGCCGAGAGAGCAGACACACTATCAAACTCAGAGCTATCGTAGTTCCAATAACCAGCAACTTTTTTGATCTTTAATTTGAAGTTAGCACCTTCCCAAAGATCAAACACATTCACAGGGGTTTCATCTTGAAACTCAGGTTGCATGGTAGCAAGAATTTTATCGTGAATTTTTTTGCCATACTTATACAGAAACACACGACCCTCGTTCTCGGGGTTCTTGGAATCTTTCACCACATAGATGTTGCTGTAGTAAGAGAGCTTACGCTTTTGCTTACGCGCAGTCTCTTTGTCTTCCTCACTACCACTGTTCCATAGACGACGGTTGATCTCACCTACGGGATCTTTCTCGTTCAGAGTAGACAGCGAGTTCTCGATATACCAACCACCAGGACCTTGGAAGGCGTGGGAATAGACTTTCGCCCATGGCACCGTCTCCCCTTCAGGAGCGGGCAGAAAGCGGATAACAGCATAACCGTTACCAGCAGCGTCAACCTCGGGCTTCCAGAAACGTTCATCAACATTCTTACCGCTGGATGACTTTTCCAGTTCCTTTTGGAGGAACTCAAAGTTGTTCTGGGATTTACGCTTTAGATCAGCAAAGGACATAGGATTACCTCGGATTTGGTTTAGATTTGGTTTGTGTGACACCCTATCACTTAGTCATTATAACAGGCACAAAGTCGGGTGTCAATTCCCCGTGCCATTTCTCAAATGGTTCTTAAAAGATTCAACTTTTTCTATTAAATCATTAAACATATCATTAACACTTAACTCTGAGTTGCCACCAAGAAGAATTACTGCTTGCTTAATGGTTTCAGCAACAGACTTTGCTTCTGGATCATCACTCAAATTAATTCTGGTATAAAAAATCTTTTGTTTTTCAACTAATTGTCCTAGAGCATCAAAATACTCCATCTTCTTTTCATCATTTAACAACGATAAATTCATGGCACATCGAAAACAAAACTCCTGAAGTGCTGTCATCTCTTGGATTTCACCACGGACTAAATCTGACTGAAAAAAGTTACTCATATTAACATTAATTTTGCTCTAGATGTTTTCTTAATAAAATTAAGTTGCTGTGCTTCATATTTAATTTTTTCTTTTAATGGTTTTGAGATTAATTTAGGTACGGATTCTACTTCAATTTCATTAATTTCACAAAGGTAAAGGATAGCATCAATATAATTCATATTTGCATTATTTAATGCGATCTTTTCTACTTCTTGAGAAAACCTCGCGCTTGTCATAAATTTATCCTGTAATAGATTCTTTTTTTCCATGTTTTGTTTGATATTCGTCTATGTAATTGATTAACTGAATGAGATATTCTTTTTTAGGTGGCATAATTTTTACTTGGGTTTCACCAGTTTCACATGCAACAATTGTCACGAGTTGTTTAACGGTTAACCCATATAATTCTTGAAGGCAACATGCATATGCTGTTTCCTGTACAAAATAATCATAAAGATAAATTTCTTTTTTAGGTTCTGCAGCAGTCTTGAAATCAATGATTGATAATACACCATCAAATTCGGCGATACAATCAACACGACCAGCAACCTCAAGATGATTTGAATATAGTGCTGCTTCTTGTAAGTAAATATTATTTATGCGGTCTAAAATATCCTTTGAGTGATGAAACATCAATACAGGAAGAGGAAATTTATTATACTCTTTCAGGTCTAGACGATTGTTCAGATAGTCTTCGGTAATACTATGATATTTTGTGCCACGACCAGCAGAACGAGCAGAAATATTTGCTGCTTTTTCGGTGCCAACACGTTCTCTCCACTTAGCAAGACTAGCTTGCTTCTTAGAGTTATTGCTAATCACAGTAGTGATTGATGGGTAATGATTACCAGATGGTGTGAGATAGACTCTCTTTCCTTCTATAATTTCGGCGGTCATCTCAACAGGTATCAGATCACCAACATGATTAAACAATTTCATCAGAATCCCAATGCCATTTTACTAATTAAATAAGACTTAACAAGTCCAGAACGAACGATATCATTTATTCCAAATTCTACCATAGAAAACTCTTCCATGTTCTCTAAGATTTTTTGAAAATCTAAGATACCGTTCCGTTCATTTGTTTTTTGTAGGTCGGATTGATTAGCATCTCCACAAAAAATAATTCTAGAATCTTGACCTAAGCGGGTAATGATTGAGTCTAATTCATGAAAGTTTAGATTTTGACATTCATCAACAATCACAATTGCGTTATCAAGTGTTGTGCCACGAAGGAACGAGGTAGACCAAAAAGAAATAGTTTCTTGTGCTTTGAGATTTTCATAAAGCATTTCAAAGCTATTATCGTCTGGCATCTCAAACATATGCTTTACCATATTTTTATATGGTATTTGATATAGGGATGATTTATCTTCGTGCGTACCAGGGAGAAATCCAATCTCTCTCGTGGCAACAAGAGAACGAACAATATAGAGTTTCTCTACTACAGTATTTTCATTCAGAATATCTTGCAACGCAAGATACAAAGCGATGAAAGTTTTGCCAGTTCCAGCTGCACCATATGCAAAAATATTTTTACCGGAAGCCCAATCTTCAAAGAATAATTTTTGATTTTCTGTAAGTGGAGATATATCAAGAAAATATGATTCGTTAATTGGTTTTCTTCGTTTCAGTTGTTTTCTGGACATGCCAGGTGAAACTGGTACTTTGTTTGATCTTCCTCTTGTCATAATTACCAACCTTGAATATTTGATCCTGGAACCTGTTTTACTTTATTCATAACATCCTTCCAACCAGGATGTGTTTTAGACATTTTATCACGCCAATCACCAACTTCCCCAGCAGTG